TTACAAATACATTTTTTAAACTAACACTCCTCACTGAAGTAACTCAGTTAAGCAGATACATGGCTTACTCTGCTATGCGTAAGAATTTACTTGATGATGCAATTCGTGCACAGGCTGATAACTCTTTAAGTAAACCAACTGTTGATGGCAATAAAGCTGCGTCAAGACTTCAAAAGATTTATGGTATTGCTAATCCTAAAACAAATAAAACACTTACAGAATGGATTGAATCAAATGGAAAAGATAATCCTACATTAATTAATAGAGCTTTATCTAAAGCTGTTGATGACAATATTATGGCTCCTAATACTGTTAATAAACCACTACTTATGAGTGATCCTAATTACGCTTTAATATTTCAATTAAAAGCATTTTTAACAGTGTTTGGAAATACTGTAGGTTTTCGTATTTGGAGAGATATTACAACTCCAATGTATGGCGGTAAAGCTGGTGGTCTTCCTAAAAATCCTGAAGCTGCTGTAAAAGCTGCTTTATCATTAGCAATGATTATGACAGTTGCAGCTGCGGCTCAAGCAATAAAAGATGAAATTCGTTACGGCGATGAAGACTCTTCTTTTGATGATAAAGAAGGTGGAGCTATGCTGCTTCATCTATTAATGAATACTGGTATTTTTGGAGCAGGAACATTTCTTAAAGATATGATAGATGCGTCGGAATACGGCTCTAGTCCTTTATCTGTTCTATTGGGTCCAATACCTTCTAAAATAGCTGATTTAATTAGCGGTTTATCTAGTAGTAATCCACGAACAGTTGCTAGAAGCATTACGTCTATTGTTCCTTTGTTAGGTAATATTCCTATTGCTAATAGTCTTAGAGGAGACATTGTAGATGGTCTTGAAGATACTTTAGTAGATGTAGGTTATGAAAGAAAAAGGTAAATAAATGTTATCACTTTTAGGTTCACTCTTAGGCTTCGGTACATCCTTCCTTCCTTCTGTGATGTCTTTCTTCCAAGATCGTGCAGATAAATCTCATGAACTAAAGGTTATGGAGATACAGATTAAATCGCAATCTGAAGCCCATGTGCAGCGATTAGAAGAAATCAATACCAAAGCTGACGTAGACCAGATGAAAGCCATGTACAAGCACGACAGCAGCCTACAGGAGCATTCTGCATCATGGACATCGACACTATCTGCAACTGTACGTCCAGTTATTACATATGCTTTCTTTGGTCTATTCTGTTTTGTTGAGGTAAGTGCTTATGTTGCACTAACAGCTAAAGGAGTAGCTGCCCCTGATGCAGTAGCATTAGTTTGGTCAGAAGATACTCAAGCACTATTTGCTGCAGTAATTTCATTTTGGTTTGGAAATAGAATGGTATCAAAGTGGAACAAGAAGTAAAAAAAGCTATTGAGTTAGCTGTTCCAATTATAAAACACTTTGAAGGCTGTCATCTATATGCTTATCTTTGTCCTGCTAACGTAGCAACGATAGCTTACGGAGCTACGAGATATCCTGATGGTAAGCGTGTAACAATAGACGATCCTGATGTAACGCAACAGGAAGCTGAAGATATCTTAGAACACGATCTACAGAAGTTTGCTTATGGTGTACTACGTTTAATCAATAAAGTTAAACTTGAACCACATGAACATGCGGCTCTGATATCTTTCTCATATAATTTAGGATTAGGGAACCTTCAAAATTCCACACTTAGAATGAAGTTAAATAGAAATGAAAGACTAGCAGCTGCTAATGAACTGCCTAAGTGGGTCCGTGCAGGTGGACGTAAATTAAGAGGATTAGTACTAAGAAGAGAAGCAGAGAGAGAATTATTTTTATCCTAATTTATTTTTCTATGTCTTCAGTAATATCTGGTTCTTCTGTAAGTGACTCTTCTAGAATATATTCAATTTCTTCTTTTTCTTCAAGAGTAGGTAGACTGTAGTTCCATTTACAATTAGCAACTAAATCAATTACTTTTTGTTCACCTAATATTTCTAAACACCTGATAATTTCTCTCTCTAAAGTTTCAGGAGATTGCTCAACATTATCAGGATTAGCACCTCTAATTCTTCCTAACATCTCCAATGCTTTAATAGCAGTCTGTCCATGATTATTGGACTTCGCTGTCATGTATTGCTTTTCAAGTTCTGTGACAACATCAATATTAGTAGATAGTTCTCCAGTTATTTCTAGAATACGTTCTTGTATTTCACTTCGTTGAAGTAATCTAGAAGCTTGATTAGCAGCTGATTTATTACTGTATCCTGCTTGTTTAGCTGACTCAGTTCCATTACGGCTTAGTGCATAATGTTGACAGAAGATTTCATACTTTTCACTTACAGACATAGGTCTTCTACATAATCAAGTTCATTAGCTTTTAATGAAGTTCTAAAGACTTCCGATGCTAATGTATTACTGCCATTAAATATAATGTTAAAATCAATGTCTTCTCTTCCAAACAATTTCTCACAGTCTTGAGCCATTGCTAAGAGTTCTCCGGTTGTCCAGAACTTTTCACCATTCGTTTCAACCTGCATATACTTCGACTGACCTGTATCAAGAAGCTCTTTCTTATCGTCGTCAGACGGCTCTCTGACGGAGCAATCAAATCCAAACATCTGAAAAGTTCTAAACCCCAATACATGAAACATTCCTAAAGTTCTCATTGCTGCACAAGTTCCACCAGTTACTAAAACTGCATCATTAGCAATGTTACAATCATCATGTGTCTTTAGCTCTTTAGCATCTTTATCTCGTATAGCTTCACTGTAAGCATGCCATACTTTAATATTAGCTTTTTTATCTAAGAGGTATTGAGTAACAGAAGGATCAGTCATACTAGCGACTAAGAATAGTGTATCTTTACGTATCTTTTTAAACAAATCTTTTCTTACTACACCGTGAGTTGATAGTCCATCAATAGGTCTTGGATCAAGAATAATACAGAAGTGAGGATAAATTTTATGCTTCAAGAGTTTAGGGTAAGCATGTTTAACACATGCAATTCGATAACCAATCTTATCAGCTTTTAAATTATCAATTGTATTTTTTAATGATTCATAATCAATGTCTCCACCTGAAACAATAATTAATTGATCATCTGTAATACGGCAACGCTTAATCCAACGATCATCTTTGAGAAGCTTTAAATTCTCATTTACATTATTAATTATGTAGTCATCAGGCATACAGTCTTTTGGATTCACTACAATAGGAATGCGAGAGAACTCTTCAGGAAGGGCTGGAAGATTATCATCTTTAAGGACTACAGCTAGATGCGTTACACCACCATCTCTAACACCGTCTTGAGAAGGGAGAACTTTAATCCTCCACTTTTTACCATCGTCATTAATTTGTTTTGTAATATCTGTAATTACAAAGTTAGTACCACAACCGTCATCATCAGGTTTCTTACCCTGAATATCTTCTGAAAAGAAATCATCAAAGACTACAACATCAGCTGATGTGTTTAACCAATCACTTTTAGTCGTCTCATATGAATGTCCACCATCAATATAAATTAAATCTGCTGAGGGAGACAAAGCAGGTACAGTTTTATTAGTGTCACCTTTATGAAGGGTGAAGTTAAATGTCTTACCATCTTCTGCTACTTTAGCTTGATACTCTTTAAGTCTATTACCTACAGCTTCAACTGTGTTATGTGCTTTAGTATTAAGTTCTCTCTTGTCACTCTCTTCTGTAGCTTCTTCAAAAAGATCAAAGCCAGTATAAGTAAATTCTTTATTGCCCGTAGAGAAGCTTGCTTCAGCCATCTGAATAGCTCTACCACCGTTCCATGTTCCAGTTTCTACAACTGACTTAGCTTCGTAATGCTTAACAATTTTAAGCAGCTGACCGTATCGTTTAGGTCCATTTATATCAGGAGCTACAGCATTAACATCTGAGATTAAGTTTTTCTTATTACCTTTAAAATGAATCATCCATTGTGATAGAGGAGACACTCCAAATGCGTCTAAGTCTTTTACATCAGGCGTAAGATTGTGTACGTTAGTTCCATGTGCTTTATAGATATTAAGTAGACGTTCAAAGATAAAGCCATCATGCCATTCACGATAGCTGAGTACTTCTCCACTCATATAAGCCCCACGCAAATCTGCAATAAATCTAAGAGCATTTTCTCTGTTTAAGTTAAACCCAACAAAAGAAGTTTCACTGTAATCAGTAGCAGTACGTCCTAAATGAACAAGCGATACTTTATCATTAAGATAAGGTTTAATATCTTTAGCACTAAAAGGTTTAGTGGTAACGGTATCCGCATCAATCCAAACCATCCAACCAGCTTCAATAGATTCTTCAGCCATGTCGAATGCTTGTTCGGATAGTGCGAATACCTTATGGCACCACTTTATAGCATCTAGTCTCCAGTTGTAGGAACCGGACATGTTGCCATCATGTTTTTTAAAAGTTTCTCGATAGTCTAAAAGGTCTTCAAGTTCATTTAGATTACGAAAATGTATCCTGTCACTAACAACTGGATTATACTTATTAATGTCAAAATCGTGATAAAAACAGACCAGACGCAAGTCTTCAGCCCAAAATTTATGGACTGCTTCAAGCATTTGTTTACCATATTTATTGTATCCTTCTTCGTTTAATGATGTTACAAATGTGATCTGATTTTTCATAATGTTTTCATTGCCTCTTCTTGAGTTAATTTAAATTGATACGCTTTCCACTCATGCGTATATGTAGCATCAATAGGTCGAGAAGGTTTCCAATCTGAAAATTGAGGTCCACCAGTAGTAAAGTGAACATTCTTTGCGTTGATATAATCAGGAGACCAGTCATCAAGCCAGTTCCACTCTTCACCAATCTTTCCAATTTGTTCATACTCTAGCCATCCAAAAGCATGTAACCAGCTTCCAGTTTTAACTGATACGTCATCTACTGTGATAAGTTTATTAGCATCATGACTGCAATTAAACACCATGAAACTAGACCAGTTTTTTCTATTATAGCTTTCTTGAATTTGTCCATCCATCTTTCTTACAGCTTTAGGATTGTAATTATGAGAGACAGTCCAGACAGCTGAGTCATCTTTGCATATCGTGTCAAAAAGTTCCCATATATCAGAACGCAACATCATGTCACAATCCATAAATAGTGCCAACCCTTCGTATTGATTAAGGGCTGGCACCAAGAAACGAGTAAATGAAAATTCAGTTGAGAAAGGTTTGTTGTCAAAGCAATCGTACTTCTGATCCCCCACATTATAATGACTACGTTTAAATAAACCTGCTCTTCGTAAAGCTTCTTGCTTTAGAGGAACAATGTTAATTGGTTTACTTGCATGTTTTTTAATTGAAGCTACAGCTACTTGAAAGGCTGAATCTTCTTTAACATCATAACCAATATAAATTGTAGGAGGTTTAGAGTACATACTTAGACAGCTTCCCGTTCTTCTTTAGTATTGTCAAGTTTATTGGAAGCGGTATAATAATCTTCAATCCCTTTACGGGTTTCTTGTAGTTGTTTAATCTGATTATCAATCACTTTAAGTGACTGCTCTTTTTGTTTTTCTTGCCAATCCTTCATAGTTGAATCAGATACAACGTAGACAGATGGACGAGTTATATAAGAATTAAAAACATCATCTAGATAGTGTTTCGTAAACATAATTTTCTCCTTAATTAAAAGCAAGTTAAAATGTAGACCCTTTATGGCATCTACTTCCATCTTGGATTATATACTATATTGCACTGCGAAGTCAAGCTATTTCTTTTAATATAGTTTCATAACTTACAGGCCAGTATTTTTTAATAATCTTAGCTATCATCTTAGCAATCTCTCTTGTCTCCTGTTGTGTGTCAGGCTTTAAACGTAGTTTCAACATATCTAAGAAGGCTCCTAACGTACCACTCCAGTACCACTCAGTATAAACTGATTGTGGTAAGACCATACGTGCTTGTTCAGGACACACACCATCAGCAAGCATGTTCGTGTAACATTGATAGGCATACTGATAAGCTGGATTAAGAGAATACTCTACTGTATCAGAACTGCTTCCCTGTTTCTTATCTTCTGCACGTTGACGTAACGGAGAAGGATTATAAAATTCTGGTGGACTATCTACATAACGTCTACTTATTTCATTCCACGGCATAAACTTATGCTTAACTAACTGACGAGCTACAAAGATAGGAGCTTTAACACGTACAGTTAAGAAGGCATGATTGAACGGTGATGTGTGATCGTGATCTGAAAGATACTTGATTAGTTTTTTATCTTTATCAGCTAATTGGTTGTCTGAAATAAAATCACTTTCTTTATCAAAGGAAACTCGCGCTGCGTTAACAACGCTTAGATCACTTCCGCAATGCTGTATGTAATCAACTTTCATTTAAAATGAACCTTTCTATTAGATCGCGTGTACCTTTACAATAATAGTGTTTTCTGTTCCAGTTACGTCTGTTTACTAGATTAGCCCAGCGTTGTGTTGTATATCTATAATCATAGGCTTTATACTCTTTTGTTGGATGTTGTATGTAAAGCGCATAATTCTTATGTTCGTACTCTAACCCATATTCATCCAGAATTTGCATTGCTTCATCTGATGTTTCAATATACTTCTTATTTTTAAAGTTACTCATATGTATAATCTTTATGTGGAATGCCATAGTATTCAATCATAACTCGTGCAGCTTCTTCTAGTTCATCAGAGTTTTCCATATGATCTCTTTCATCTGTACTAAGAGTGTATAATAGTCTTTTCATTGATTTAACAATAATTGACTCTTCATAATCTTCAAATGTTATTTCTTGTTCATTAAACATATTTATTTCCAATTTGGTCCTTCTATCCATGCTGTTGTTGAATATCTTTGTCCACTTATAACTTTAGAAGCTTCGTGTGTAATAAAAGATGGGAAGATTACTGCACATCCTTTTCGTAACTTCAAAGGAATCGGATCAGTATCTAAAGGATATAGAATAAACTCTCCACCTTCATATTCTTCAGGTTCTGTTAGCCACACCATAGCTGTTATCTTTCTTTGAGTATTTCGATTTGACGGTGGAAGAACATCTATATGTGTAACATAAAAGTCACCTGCTTCATATTTTAAAGCTTGAATGGACTCTACTTGTTTAATATCAAAATTCCATTTACATAATTCATTCATGTGTTTAGCTGCATGAAAGTATATGGTTGATAATAAAGTATCAGTAGGAAGGAAGCAGAGTTGAGTTGACCGTACATTTTCTTGTAATTCAGATTGATTATTACTAAGTACAGTTGCTCTTCGCTGCTCCTTCTCTACCGAAAATAAATGACTTTCTAGACTGTTAATAATATCATTACATTGATCGTCTTGTAAAAATTTATCAACTGTTATAAAAGGCATTTTAATCATAATTTATATCTCACATACACCAGCAGTACAAGCTAATTCTTGTGACGACGTAGTATTGTCATCGAACTCTTCATACTTGCTGTAGTCAATGTCTGGCATCATAGCCGCTAGTTCAGCGTACTTATCCTTATCAATCTCTTCGTAAGGAGCTTGAACATAACTGTGGGAATCGTCTTCTTTAGGTAAGAAAGCAATACCACATACTTCATCCCAATTTTTAAATACCCACTGACCTACATCCATCCACTCGTCTTCTCCAACGTAGATTGTAACTGATGGGTTGTGATCAGTCCAGTGTGTCCGATATTTAAGCCATAGATCAAGATGATCAAGAGCAGAGATATCATGACGGGACATTGCCCCTTTATCTGAAGCAATAGGAAAAGAGAACACATAGTTCTGTTTGTTATAGACATCGATCTCATAAGGCATGCCGCTATCGATCATCCATTTAGCTAGTGGATCAGTAACGTCAGCACGAACACGTCTGATGTAGTGATGAGCATAACGTGGATGAATACCACTACCGCTGTTAACTAACTGAGAAACAGTACCAGAAGGTTTAACAGTTGTGATGGCAGCTGAAGGGGGAATGCCTAAAGCTAAAGCAATATCTTCGTTTACCTCCCTACAGAATGACCGTAGTTCACTAAGAAAAGAAGGGTCAGGATCATACGTTAGTTTGTTATCGTAAATGCCTGTAAGAGATACGCCCAATAGACGTTCTTCTTCACTGTTGTCTTTCCATTTCTTAGACAAGTATTTAAAATCAGTTAGTGCAGATTGGAACGTACCAATGATAGCTGCAATACGTACCTTCTCTTTGATAGTCTTCTTAGTGTCATGCGGTCTAACTACAACCTCACTAAGGTTACAGAACTGCTTAGAGCGTAATGAAATCTCTCCACATGGGTTAGTACCAAAGTCGTAATCTGTCTTCCTGTTGATCTCAGCCGCTTTGTTTACAGCTGCTTCTCTATTGAAGATGCCACGTTCACCACTCTTAGATTCATACAATGAAGTCCACTCACGAAGGAATGTTCCCATGTCTGGTTTACTAGTAAAAGCAATTGAGTTATTAGCATAACTACGATTTACATTTTCATTAAACCAACTGCCCATCTTAGCATGACGCATCCTGTCATCACTTAGATTAGACAGTGAGATCATAGCTGATCGACGTACACCGCCTACAACTACAGCGGCTGCAACAGCACACATAACATCGTGACACTCTAAGCTTGAAAGCTTACGTCCAGCTGCCTTATAAAAAGTAGAGGTAACAAAACGAAACAGGTTATCTAATGGGTCAGGTCCACTAGCACGTCCACCAAATGTCTTTAGACGGCTACCAGCTGGTCTGATCTTACTTAAATCCCATGTAGGATGTTCACCTGCATACAGTCTAGCTATCAATTGACGTAGACCTTTAGCCCACCCTTCCTTACTGTCAGCAACTACAATAGTTTCTTCAGTACGTTGAATGGTAGGAACTTCAGGCATCTTCTCAACTGCATTACGCTCAACGCTAAAGCCTACACCAGTACCACACATTAAGATCATAAGTGCTTCATCGAAACATTTAGGATCGTCAACAGATAGATAGCTACAGTTATATGCAGCAATGTGATTACGATCTAAAGCTTCTCCTGCCGCCATCATGGTACGCATGGAGGGCATAACTTCTTTATCTTCAATAGCCTTCTTAACATAAGGCATCTGACATAGCAGCGGGAACTTATCAGTCATATAATCCCACCAACGATCAACAGTGTCCTGATATGTCTCTCGACGTGATGCTTCAGGAATAAAACGAGCGTATCTAGATATGTGAATAAAGTCTTCGTAGTTGGTTGTCATAGTATCTCCTTTAATTATACTAAGATTGAAAGATCGGGTTCTTTATAGTTTTTCCCTTTTAAAACTTTGCCTTCTTTATTGTAGATCGGATTACCTTCATCATCTAGCTTAGACATGTTACTGTCATGCACTCTATTAAATGCAGCATCAAATACATGAGTAGGTAAATCTTTAAGAGCTACGATAGTTCCACTTAATACATATTGTAGATCACATAACTCTTTAAGTAAATGCCCCCAGTGATCGGCTGAAGGTCTTTTATGAAATATTAATTCAGTTGAGATCGCATCTATTGCTTGCACAACTTCTTGTGTCTCTTCTTCAATTAGTTTAGCTCTTAAATTTAAAAGAGAGACACGCGCTTGACTATTGATATCAAGTTTAAAAGATTTATGAAACTCTTCAACTTTCTCTTCTCGTGTTCTACTTCTCATCATTACTTCCTGTTTCCTTCCAAGCTAAAAATATAAGACAACAGATAGCATGTATCAATGGATGCTTACCTGTGTCAGGGTCTTCTGTCTGTCCACTACGCCACTCATCAATGTGTCGCATGAGTGCATCGTAGTATCTGTCCCAATCATCACACTTCTTCCAATTATCTCCACCGTACTTAGTAGCTCCAAAATCTAATACAGAAGCTACATCACGAATAACAGATAAAGGTAGAAATCTCCAGCGTACTTTATCTGCATCTGATTTAGTAAACTTTACGTCATCTGATAAACTCATATTATACACCCTTTCTAGCTATGCGTCAATAATGCATTGATCCTTTTTCGGATAAACTTAACTTCTTTAGTTTCAATTATCTTGTAAGCAAATGATCTTGTATAAGATGGATCGACACCAGCTAAATCACATACAGTCTCGAAGTCTTTAGATGTAACTCCTATGCTTGCTGTAAACCATGCTTTGGCTGATCGTCTATCTAATTCAGATTGTTCCGGCTCTCCCTGATAGTATGGTTTAGTTGCATCTAATACTGCTTGTAAGATTACAGCTAGAAACAATACTTTTTCTGGAGAAGATGATTCAGCACTTGAAGAAACAAAGTCATCAAGTATTAAGGATATATTTGTGTCTGTCATTTTCTAAACCATTCTTTCGGTAAGCCATCTGCAAGCTTACAGTATTTGTATTCATGTTTTATACACCAGTCAGCATACGTTGATTTCGATCCCTTATATAGTTTTGCATTTGGATTATCGAATATAAATCTAATGTCTACTTCGGGATATGTTTTTTTAATACGTAAATGTTTAGCTCTATCAGAAGAGACAAACCTGCCTTTAACTTCAATATAGAAACCGTATTCTTCTAATTGAAAGTCAGGCAGGTAAGTCTTCTCTACGATGTAAGAAAAAGTATGTGGTTCGTATAAGTATTCAATCTTACGCTTCTCTAAAAGATTAGCGCACTTAACTTCTGAACCACTCCGGTACTTGTTCGTACTCTTCTTATTCTTTTTTCTTTTAGCCATTATGCGACTAATAAATTAATATCTTTTAATTGATCAATACGAACTGAGTAAGTGTCAGACTTGTACGTAAACTTATTAGGAGAAGATGGATCGGAATCTCCTTTCTTAAAGAATCTTGCAAGATCAAAGAACTCTTGCTTTGGTAGATAACCCAATACCCACCCTTTAGTTAAGTCTCTCGTAATCCTTACAAAGACATAGTTATCACATTTCTGCTTAGTATTGTGTCCACTGACGCTACAATCGTAATGGGGCAATGGCACTGCAGAAGTTGATTTAGTTTTAACATCCATTGTTTGACCAGTAGATTTAACTGTGAAATCAAAATCATAATTAAACTCGCCTTTCACTTTAGATTTACCTACAACATCTCTAATTACTTCTTCACCTACGCAGCCAGTTAAGATACCAGCCCCTTTAGTGATAGAGTTTTTAAGTGTCGATGGCATTTCAGATGCCCGTTTTCTTGCACGGTCAATAGCTTTTACTGCAATATCAACTTCAATCATGTTATTTCCTGTACGTTAGGTGTTTTATAAACTTTAGTAAAATATCTCGAACCTTTTGAATACTTAAAAGTACGCAGTCCTTTCCCATCATTACTATCACTCCAACAAGAATGCTTATAAGAACACCAAACACAACTAATGGGGAGAACACGATTGCCGCTAACACCATCAGGCTCATCAGAATAGCAACGAGCAGGTGGAGATTTTGCATCTACTAATCCTTTCAATTCTTTAATTCGATCTGTGGCATTGATCATATCCATGCTATCAATGTGAAGTAAATGTAAGTCAGCATTTTCTTTATTTAAAACTAGAAAGGCTCCAGCATCTTCACCCTGTCCTTCAGTGTATGCTGATAACTGTGCGATATATCCAAAAGGATCATTACCATTTGTTATTGAGTTATCTTTAAACTTTCTAAATCCAAATGAACTAGCAGATTTAATATCTGTAATTACATTATCAATCCGACAATCTTGATGACCTACGACACCTTCAATTGTAACTGTCTTTTGTTCATCAGTGATAGTATGTCCAGCTAATTTAATTAATAACAAAAGAAGTTCTTCAACAAGATCACCATACATAAACTTTAGACGATCCTGTCCAGTAAGAGGCTTCTTATCATAGTTCTGTAAGCCGTACCATACTTTTCTATTAGGTGTACCAATCTGTGATAGCCGTAATCCTTCAGCACCACTACGTACTTCTTCAATACGATTCTTAACTAAGTCTGATACACGAGTACCAAAATCTTTTATTAAATCATCCGGCAGAGTAACTTGATCTTCAAAGACTTTATAAATATCTTCAATGAGAGTATCTATATTTTTTTTCTTTTTAGCCATAGTTTTTCCTCTCGTGAGTTCCCTTAGATACTAAAAGAGGAGCAGGTAAAGGAGTACAAAACCCTGCTCCTCTCTCTTAGTAATGACTGCTAATAGTTAACCAGCCGCAGTCATTGGTAGATCATCGAAGTCATCCATGTCATCGACATCACCTCCTGTAGAACTCTCTACTACATCGAAGTCTTCTCCATCACCATACGAGATATGTTTCAATACCTGTACAGCTTTCAAGTCCATTGCTACCCCACTCTTACCTGCATACTCCCAATCACGGGTAGTATACTTAACAGCAACTTCAGAACCGTTACCAATAAGTTGACTAAATGGACGCTTCATGCCGTCAACAACTTTAGGTGCATCAAACTGAGTACCGTCACGTTTATCAACTTTCTGTGTGATCTTAATAAAGTCTCCACGATCATCACCGATATTTTTAATCTTATCAGCTACACCGTCAGCCTTCAAAATCTTTTTAGCTTTAGCGTCTAGATTACAAACGTCAATACACCAAACAGGTTCAAACTTAGTGTTAGGTTGAACTACTGAAGCCCAATGGGCTGTACCATTAATAATGCTCATGATATTAAAAACCTTTCTATATATGTTATAAATTAAGCTGCGATATTAAGTTGTGGTTCACTGACAAGACGGTAACGTGTATACATTACACCTTCAGGAGTACGCGCTCGTACCGTGTCAATAACATAACCTTTCTTACGAAGATCAGAAATTGTAGCTGTAAGATTCTCTGCAAGATTCCGTTCAATTGCCGTCTTACGTGTAACACGGTTTCGTTTACGTAGTGCAGCTAAAACTCGTTGTGAGCTTGTTAATTTAGTTTTCATAAATAAGAAGTCCTTTCTTATATTGTTATTGTAGAACACAATGTTCTTTTCCATAGTGTGTAGTATATAGATATTATAATTGAAGTCAATACTTTTTTTTCATAATCTCCTTTTTTATTTAATGTGTCTCACACCAGTTGTTACCAATCTTATAATCGCTGTCCAACGGACAACGTAACTCAAGATCAATCTCAACATCTTTAATTGCTTTGTTAGTATGCATAGCAAAATCTTCGGCACAGTCTTTATGAACATCGAATTGATATTCATCATGAATTGACGCTACAAGTTTCGCATCAAGTTTGTGTTTGTGTATTCGTTTAATGATCTCAATAAGCCAATACTTACAAACGATAGCTCCCATACCCTGTAACAAAGTATTTAAAGCACTATGTTGACTACGTATGTTTAGTAGTCTCCCATCAACAGCTTTGATCATACCGTCAGCTGATGCTTTATCAATCTTCTTACGAAGTCTACGTAGAGCAGGTACGGCATCAAGATAATCGTTAATCATCTTCTGACCAGCTGACTTACCCTTACCTACAATCTTACCCATCTTAGCTGGACCTGCACCATAAATTAAAGCATAGATGAATGTCTTAGCTTGATCACGGGTCTCAAGTCCAGCCATCTTTTGATTAGCTGTATGTATGTCACCTTCTAGTAGTTCTTTAGTGAACTGAGTGTCATTCATATAATGAGCAAGACATCGTAGTTCAAGACCGCTTGCATCGCACCCTACAAGAACACGATCATCAGATCGAACTGTAAACAACTCTCTACACTCCTTACCGTATGGACTGTAACTAGCAGGGGTCTGAGCGACGTTAGGAGACATGTGTGTCATCCTGTTTGTGTTAGCACCCAATGTAATTACCCTACCGTGAATACATCCACTATCGTAGCTGTAAGCTTTTAACCAATTATCAAGCTGGGCAATTCGTTTCTGTAACATAAGGTAACGATAGATCATCTGAGCTTCAGGTAAATTAACTTTCTCAAGAACAGATTCATCTACAATAATGCTACCCTTCTCAGTAAACTTAGTTGGCTTCCAACCCTTACGTATAAGTTGTTTAGCTATTTGTTGTCTGCTTCCCAGATTAAAGTCATTAAACTTAATTAAACTAAAGTGACCACAAACATATTCTTGCATGTCACCAAGAAGTTTTAGATTACGTTTAGATAACTTACCATCTTTATTATAGACAGGTGTTACTTCTTTTAAGCACACTGCCATAGGACGCATAGTCTTATGAACTTCTTGCTCAACTTCTATCATTAATTCTGTGAGTTGTGATTTAAATATATTAGCTTCGCTAAATTTAAAAGCAAATCCATTTGATTGTTGTTCATTCACAATGTACCGAATGGTATGCTCCATACGAATTGAATTAGAAGTATAATTAGCTAACTTTTTAAATAAGTGTTTATAAACTTTATCGCAAAGATCAACATCTTGAATACAATAATCTAACATTTCTTGAGAGAAGTAATCAAAGATTTTAAATTCAAGTTTACTATCGTTAATACGTTCACCCCATGATTTAAGAGAGTGACCACCTTCACGATCAGGCTTGTCTATCTGAGATAGTATCAAAGTATCAGTAACTTGTTTAGGACTTATTGATGTTCCCATAAGTCTATTAAGAACAGGAGCATCAAAGCTTAGAAAGTTATGTCCAATCCAATGATCAACATCTTTAGCAAACTCTTTAAAATCATTTAGTGATTCATTAAAGAATGACCATCGTGTACCAGTGTCTATGTCCTTACATACGATGCAGTGTATTACTTTCGCATCAAGAGCATCAGTCTCGATATCGCAAACCACTTTCATAGCTGACTCCTCTTTTTAATAGTAACAACTTAGTAAGTTCGCAGAACTTCCTTACTAAGTATGTTACCTATTATATATACTTAGAAGGGTGCTTTGTTATCGTCACCGTAGAGTTCAGCATACTCGTTTTCAATATTGAAGTCAACGTCGATCTGTCCATCAACTTCTGTAAGCCTACCTGTTTCCTTATCGAACTGTAAGGCACAAGCAATACCGTTATCACCAGCATAGCGGTTCTTTAGAACTCTTACTCGTGTAGTATTAGCTTCGATAGGATCGTCTGCTTGTTGATCTCGTTCCAATGCAATCACTGCATCACTTAGTTGTGCAATGGCTTGTGAGCCACGTAGATGTCCCAAAGAAATCTCCTTACCGTCTTCTGCACCTTTATCAGAAGAAGTTCTGCGTAGATGTGAAACGAGAAGCAGAGCGCAATTGGTTTCCTCTACAAGGGACCGTAGTTTAGTCATTAGAATATCAATTGATCTACGTTCATCACCGTTCTCTTGACCACTAACTAAAATAGATAAGTGATCTAAGAAAATCCATTTACAATCCATAGCTTTGATCATGTAACGAACACGCTGAAGGATTTCATCATTACTGATAGAACCAAAGTGATCGAAGGCAAAGAACCTACGAGTACCGATAGTCTTAGCTTCAAAGTTTTGAAGGGCTTCTCTATCATACTTCTCTCGTACTTCTTTAAGATACAGACGGTCATTAGCAGGGACTGACATAATATGGAAGCAGGTCTGCTTAACACTCTCTTCAAGAGCAAGCACACCAATGTTACTGTCAGTAGTCTGAAGGATATGGTACATCAACTCACGTAAGATACTTGACTTACCAGTACCAGTACCAGCTGTAAACGTTACAAGCTCACCAGTACGAATACCGTACAACTTATCGTTAAGACCTTCCCATGGATACAGACAAGTCTCTTGCGTTGTCTCATCGTACAATACATCACCCATGTCAGCTAGATTGATGATACCTGCAGGGGTATAAACTTCAGCTGCCCACCACCGTCTTGAGAAGTCCTCAAACTTACTCTGTTTAAGGAAATCGTTAGCGTCCTTCAAGCCACTCTCGCCATCCATCTTCATGACCTTAACCTTCTTAGGTTCGAAGAGAGATGCAACTTGTTTAGCCGCCTTACGTCCTGTCTCATCGTCATCAAACGATAGAACAATGTTGTCGTAACTATCAAGATATTCTAATTGAGATTTAATATCTCGTGACGCTCCAGCACTGCCTGTCTTGATTGATACAACAGGATACTTAGAACCAAGTAGCTCAAAAGCTGCCATTGCATCACACTCACCTTCAGTGACAGTAATAAACTTACCGCCTTTAGGAAAAAGGTTTTGACCAAACAATGTAGCTGACTTCATGTCACCTTCAGCCCACATGTCTTTAGTTGATACATCACGTATCTTAGATGCAATCTTAGTACCTTTAGCTGAGTAATAAGGGTACTCATGAAACTTCACATCATCTCCATACATCTCAGAGCGTACACCATACTTGTTAGCTGTTTCTCGTTTGATCTTACGATCAGTTAGAGCGTTGTAACTCCAATCACGATTAGTCATTGAACGTGTCTCCGTAGTTGATACGACTTTAAGAGTAGTTTCTGATCCATCAGGTGGTGTGTATGCATTACAACTGAAGCAGTACTGATGACCGTCATCAAATGTGACGTTAGCGTCAGAGCTTGGACAACTGTTACACTGTCCTTTTTTAACTGGCTTACTATCTACGTTATCTTTATATTCTCTGTAATTCATTTGGTTTAAGTCCTTTCAAAGAACAAAGTTGCTTTAAGAGAATTGTTTTCTGTAACTTTTAGTATAGGAAGATCAGTTCGACTGTTGACTGAGACTACTGGATTAAATCCCATACTGGTAAACAAACTTTCATATGTATCTAAAACAGTATTAATAGTTGTTTCATCAACATTATCTTCATGAACTTTCTTTTCACCTACCATCCACTGACAAAGGCGATACATACTTATACCCTTTCTTTAGCTACTTGTTCAACATCTTTATCGAACAATTTAATATTAAGTTTTTGTTTACGAGCTTCTTGAATATTCTTTTCAATATATTTTTGTTCAGCAGGTATTTTACATACTTCTTCTAAGATATATGTTCGAGCTAAAGCACCTGCTTCATGACCATACTCTTCGATGATCTCCATACATACTTCATCCATAGACCAGTAACCTTTATTTATTTTCATAAGGTCTAATTTCTCTCGTACTATTTTATACATTTTCTAAAGTTCCTTTGGACTCCTCCCAATATTGTAGAACATCGTCCTTACTGTTTGGATCATAACCGAGTTCAAGCATCTCTGATCTAATAACATACTCTAAAGATACGTTACCTTTATCATACTGTTTATTCATTTCTTCTGCGAAGTTATATAATATAGCTGTCATGCTTCTCTGTCCTGTTGATACTTAGTAAACCAATCTTCATAAGTTAAACTACCGTCCCAATAATCAGGAGGTACGTTATCTGAAATAGATGAAGGTAAATTTAACGCTGAAGTAAGATGCTCAGTTAATTCTTTAATTCTAATATGAGCAGTATTTAATTGTTCTTGAAGCATATAAACATTTTCTTTTAACATTTTTATTTCATGATCTTCAAGACTAAGTTGTATATTATCCATCTTCTTTATCCTTATTATTATATTTAATAGCTGATATAATATCTAAAGCTTTATCAAAGTGTCTAATGTTTTCAACTACTTCTGTTTTCTTTTTAAGAAAGACTGTAAGCTTACATCTTCCTGTTTTTTTATTTTCTAAGATACGATCACCAAATGTATTAGTCCAGTAACTGAATGTATCATCAGAATTTTTAAAGTAGAATGTTTGATTTTTATTTTTTAGAAAATCTGGCTCTGCCAAAACCTTTAGTCCTTATCCTGTATTGTTTGTGAATCGATCCAATCATTGAGATCGTAGATGAAATCATTAACCTGATGCATATCAAGGTCATCGATGGGTACTTGAGTAACAGTTTCAATGTAAGATATAATTGTTTGAGATAATTTATTTTCATTTGTCATTACATTTCTTTCTTATATTTATTTAATATAAATCTATATATATTATAAAGTATATGTGAAGATAATGTATATAATATACTTACAAGACTTATTATAATAAAGACTAGCATAAGGCTCTCGATCATGTCAATCCCATTTATAAAATATGTGATCATTAAGTTTAAGTGATTGCTTAAATGTCACACTCCACTCAGGCTTTACATAGTCAGCATGATAGAATAAAGCACCGTCAGTAATATCGAGATAAGGAAAAGTTCCTTCAATAATTTCATAAGCTAATCCTCTAGTGTACGAATATATTTCTAGATCAATAGGATCGTCAGCCTTACCATCACAGTACCA